ACGGGACTCTAGGAGTGATGCCTATGTCATTTGCCGATCCACAAACCGTAACCATTTCGGGTACGACGACTTCCCTCCCACGCACTAGCGTGGATCAGGATGAGTCGGAGTACACGAGTGGCGACGGCTTGATCAAGCTCCTCGCTTCCCATACCTATGGGAAGCGTACGAGGAGGTTGGTCCGGATCGACCATGGGAAGTTAACTTCGGATCCGTTTAAGCCGTCGGAGAATGTTAAGGTCGGTATGAGTGTTTATACCGTCTTTGACATCCCTCCGGCCGGCTACACGGCTGCCGAAGCTCTCGCAGTTTGGGTGGGTTTCAATACCCAGCTAACTGCGGCTTCCAATGCGGTCATGACCAAGCTACTTGGTGGTGAATCGTAGCGGTCGGAGCGATGAACGGGAGTCCATTGTGGAAACTGAGAAATCAGATCCAGGATGGCTCGCCAAACATCGCCCGGACTGGTTGGATTCGAGCGGGGAAGGTGATGCAGAAGCCACAGTTCGAGTTAGAGTCAGTTTCAAAACTGCTCTACTCGTGGCCGTGGTTTTTGATCTCTTCCACGTTTCTACCAATGAGATTATCGAGCCAGTTGTCCGACATATCGTCGGATTGCTGTAGTTCGAGGTCTCAGCCTGTAGGCACAGTCAGTCAGGACTAACCGCCCTGACTACTCCATGGTGACTGGGTTAATAGCAGTTCACTATAACAACGACTCGGGGTCTTCCTCGAGAAAGGCATAACCAAAATGGTAACACCGTTCCCGGGGGAGTATAATCCCCCCCGTCTCCAGAAAGCGATGATGGTGACACGCTTGGCTAACGCCGAGTATGCCGCCGAATCGCTTCAGGGGATGCGCTACGTCATCATTTGCAACGTACACGAGGGCATAGATCCGGATCGCGAGATCTGGACACTAGACTCTCTGGCAGGTTGCTATTTGAGCGAAGCGGAGATGTTGTCTGTCCTGTCAGATGACTCGCAAAAGCGAGTTAACTGGCAGTTCAATTAGTAAACTGCCGCTTCACCGGAAGGTGAGGCGTCCAGTCGTGAGTGCATAGGCTATGGATTCAGTTAACCTCCAAATTAGGGAGGGCTGATGAAAAGCCTGATGTCACTCTGGTCCCAGCTAGCAGAGGAATCTGCTAGCTTATGTTGCACAAGCGCCACGCGAGACATTAATACCGTCTCGCGTCGGATCGAACATGAGGGGTTGTCGTTTTTCACGATAACCCTACCTGATTTTGGAAAAGCTACCCAAAAGTGGCTTGACCAGGGTCAGGTCGGTATCCACACCGCGTTCCGAAAGGAGCGTGGTGGAAGTCTCCCCCTATTTTTGGGAGGTTTCTTCAACCGTGTGTTCGACCGGAGTAGTGGCTTGTTACTCGATGATCCTTGTATCGATTCTATTCTTGCCTTACGTCAGCTAACGCTGATGTTTGGTAAGATGCAGATGGATTGCTCGAAAGAGCGCCAAGCTGCAGCGATACAGAATTACGTCGAGTGTGAGCAGGATGTCCGTCAATTTGACAGTGAGCTCAGCAGAAAAGATATTGCTGAGTTCACGCAAATGTCAAATTTGCTATTCGGGCAGGTATTTACCCGTTGGGATAGAGATATCTTTTACGGAAACCTCGTACCGAAGCATGGACCAGGATCTACAGCTGATGGTATTTCTGGTAACAGAAAATACGAACAGCCTACCTGGACCAGACGACTCGAAGCAGTTTTTCCTGCTTCTGAGTACCTTATTCCTAACTACCGGTTTTATCCGGAGTTACGTAAGGTGTCCATCCTCGAACCCGGTTCCGAGCAGCCTGTGAAGGTTACTCTGGTTCCTAAGACGTTGAAGACACCTAGGGTAATTGCTATGGAGCCAACCTGCATGCAGTATATGCAGCAGGCGCTTTATGGCAGTTTCCTCAGACACTATGAGGGGGATGAACTCCTCTCACAGTTGATTGGATTTGACGACCAAATTCCTAATCAGGAAATGGCCCGTCAAGGTTCGATTGATAACCGAACCGCAACACTCGATCTGAGTGATGCTTCCGATCGTGTCTCCAATCAGCTCATAAGGGCTATGTTTAACCGGTGGCCTCTCTTAGATGAGGCTGTCGGGGCAACACGGTCCCGTAAGGCTGAGTTACCTGGTGGGCGTACAATACGCCTTTCCAAGTTTGCGTCGATGGGTTCAGCACTTTGCTTCCCTATTGAAGCAATGGTCTTTACGACATTGATCTTCATGGGGATTCAAAGATCGCTTAACACGTCACTTTCCCGACAAGACGTAAAACGTTTTGTCGGCTCGGTGCGCGTCTATGG